TACCTACATACAAAACATCTACTTTTACTGAAGTATTATTTGGTATGGTATACCTATATGCTAAAGCTCTTGAATTTGTGCTAGTAACATAACTTCTATAAGAAATGACTTGCTGCCCAGATAGTCCCCAAATGCTTGGATTAGGAATACTTCCTACTAAAAAGTCTAAACCATCTGCTTGTTTTACTCTTAAAGTTCCACCGCTACTATATAAAATAGTTCCATTAGTTGGAATACCTGCTCCAGGATCAGTTGCCGCATCTCTAATATAAATAACTCTATCACCAGTATCTGCTGGCATGTCTGGAACATCTAAATCTGAATCATGGGCTAAGGTAACTACCCTTCTATTAGGAGCTACTTCTGTAACTTGAACTAAAGGTTCCGTCCCTATTCCATTATTTAAGCATAAATGAACGGCTCCTTTTAATGCTCCACCACCTGAAGTGCCTCCAGAAATTTTAACAAAACCACCATTAGAAATAGAAGATCCCTGAGCATTTATAATAAAATGACTGCCGCTAGTAGTAGTATTAATATCTTGATCAAATATTGGTGTAGAAGTTTCACTAAAAGTAAAACTATTAGCAGCAACTGAAACTACCCCACCACTACCTGTAATTTGTACTACGTTTTGTGATAAATTAGTTCCAGATAAATCATTTCCTGCAGTAAATCCATTTGGTACAGGTAGTGGTGCCCATGCACTACCGTCATAAGTTAACACATCATTTAAATTAGGAACTGCAGTTGTTATTGGTTGAGATCTTAAACCAGAAACTTCTACCGTACTAGCTGTTCCAGTTAAATCTCCACTTAATTGAATAATACCTTTGCTAGTAGTAGTTGCATCTTGTATAGTAGGAGGTACTACATAATTACTTAATAATTGAATTGCATCTTGTACAGTGGTTTCAGTATATCCATCAATTACTACAGAAGGAGATAAATCAATTTGATTAGCATTATGACGAAATTCATATCCATCTACATGCTTTTGAAAATCAAATCTATCGGTAACTAATCTACCGACACCATTTACATAATTAGGAGCTAAAGGATTGCTCATTGTGTTACCTCATTTGACTATATCAATTTATTCCTACAAAATAATAGTATGGGTATGACCTACGGCTTCCATCACTACTAATTGACCATTTTGTACAATTACAGGATGATTGTGCCCCTGTACTACACTTGTAGTCTGTGACCAACCAACTGAAGATTTTTCGTTTCTTACTATTTCATGAGTATGTGGAGGAATACCAGTAGTAGACCCTAATGTAGTATTCATCTTAGTTGGGAACTTAGAAGTATCTCTAAATACTCTAATTTGATAAGCTGGATCAAATTTCCTAATTCTTTGTACTCTAAATTTTTGACCACCCTGTAACTCTGTTATTGTATTGTTTCTAGTAACCCCACCTACCTCATACCTAAATTCTTCATTATCATCCATATCAAACATTACTATAATGTCTCTATGCTTAATTGTAGGTACTGTTAATGTCCATAAATCCATGCTAAATTCTGATTCTAACCCAGCTTCTTGCATTTTTACACTTTCTTCTGTAGCTCCAGGTCTAACCATAATCCTACCATCAGATCTTCTAGGATTAAAATATTGTTGATATCCATACACAAATCCAGAACCATAACAAAATGGACATCTTTCCTGCGGATATTCTTTGTAAGATCTATAACAATTACATCTAAGACCAGTCCTCATTCTTTGAATCAATACAGCAGGTCTACCTGTTACACTCAATAATACTTCTTGTCTTTGATTGTTGTGGTCCTGTACTGATAACCCTCTTAATATATTGACGTTTCCATATCCGTCAATACAGCCCATTTCCCCACCAATATAGCTTCCTACACAAGCTCCAGTAAGCAATAATACAGGATCAGTGCGATGATATCCTGCATAGTCATACATTGGAAATCCGGTATTAAATTCATCGCTAGCTGTTAAATCAGTAGTTAATAAATCTTTAGTAACTTGCTTATAACCATCCAGCATAGTCATTGCAAAATTTGGATATTCAAATCTGCATTGACACATAAAAATTCTATCATGCTCTACGGATTCAAATGGAGTATAAAAAGAAACTACTGGGCTCCAATTATAATATCCATCATAACCACTTACTGTATGTATTCTTGCCTTGCTATTTAAAAATCCTCTTTGACTTTCATTGGTTAATACTAAATTTTTATTTACAGTATCTACTGATAAATATCTAATTAATTCTACTCCTATTTTAATAACTCCATCAGATGGAAACCCATCTACATCCACCAAAGGAATTAATAAATCTGTAGCACTAATATCTTCTCTTAAGATGCTAGAAGGATATAATTTTAAATTATCATATGCCGTAGGTAGCAAATTACTTATATCCACCAAATTAGGATCATACTCTACTGGTCTAATTGAAAAAAAATACAACTGCCCAGGAGTCAAATCAATAATATTTGCCTCTAAAGAACCATCCACAGAAACATACTTCACACCCTCAGAATATACATCTTCTTTTACTGTAGAATAATAAATAGTATAGGCAATTCTATATCCGTCCACACTAGGATATGCCTGAAACCATTTTAAATTAATAGTGTAGCCATCTCCTAGAGAAGCAACTGCGTCTAAGCCAGCTCTAACCGGATTTAAATAATTAACCATACTATTATTAGAATTTATTAGCTTAATTTATGTAAAATTTATTGTACTATCTCTCGACAAAAAGGTGGGTATATTATAATAGGAGAAGTAGTTAATAATATAATCTACTGATCTACCTTCTTCATTAAGATAGATTCTAACTCATCTTTTTTAGTCTTCTTTTTTACGTCATGATGATCTAATAACTTTTTAACATAAGTTTTTGCTTCTTCTTCACCTTGATGTTCATCAATGTATTTAATTTGATTTTGAAATCCTTCTTGCTCAAATTTATTATCTAAATAACTTCCTTGACTAGAACCTTGTGTAGGCTTATCTCCGTAACATTGCTGAAACCAATGAGTATATTCATGAATTAAATAAGAATAATCTTTAAAAAAATCACCATCTACTAGTAATTTATAATTTAATAATACAATTCCATGATATGTCTTAGCGCTTACATCTAAATTAGCAAATGAAGTAGGAATATAGTCAATAATATCAGGATCTTGATCATATTCTTTACATATTTTTTTCCAAACTTTATCTTTTTTTAAAAAATTTTTAGCTCTGCTTATTAACTTTAATAATACATTTGGAGATAATGATTTTACTTCTTTTAATTTATATTTTGATTTAGATCCTTGTGATATAAGTGATTCACCCACCTCAGGATATTGCCCATCATTATCCTCAACATCATTGTTGTCTAAATCAAAAAAAGAAATATCATCAATATCTAAATCTTCTTCATTTATTTTGCCGTATTTCTGCGTCATGCTAAAATGACAAAATAATCATAATAAAACATATTTATATGAAAAAATGTAGCTCATGTAATAATGATGTAATTTTACAAAAAAATGGAAAATGTCGAATCTGCAATACAGAATACATGAGAATGTATCGTATTAAAAATAAACAAAAAATTAAAGAATATCAAAAAAAATACGATAAAAATTATTATAAAACTAAAAAAGAAAAAATTTTAAAAAATAAAAAAAATTATTATAAAAAAAATAAAAATAATATTATATTAAATAATAAAAATTATTATATTAATAATATTAAAGAAAAAAAACGTTACAATTCTTCTTATTATAAAAAAAATAAAGAAAAAATACTTAGTAATGTTAAAAATTATTATAATAAAAATAAAATAAAATTAAAAATTTATAACAATCAATATCTTAAAAAGAAAAGATTATATAGTAAAAATTTTCGTATCAGAACATCAATATCGGCTAATATAAATTATTATATAAAATATAGTAACGCATCAAAAGATAAAAAATCTTGTATAAAGTATTTACCATATACTATTGATGAACTAAAAAATCATTTAGAATTAAATTTTGAACCATGGATGTCTTGGGAAAATTATGGAAAATTTAATAGCAAAATTTGGAACGATAATGATCAATCTACTTGGACTTGGCAGATTGATCATATAATTCCTCAAAGTAAACTTTTATATACAAATATGCTAGATGCAAATTTTAAAAAATGTTGGAGCTTAAGTAATTTAAGACCTCTAAGCTCAAAACAAAATTTTTTAGATGGAGTGTTCAGAACAAGGCACTGAGCCTAGACAGTAAAAATTAGTATATTCTTCTTGCTCTGAGATGTCTAAGTCTAGCAAAAGCTGGGTTTATTGCGCTATTCATGCTGAAGATACCGAGTCCTTTTGGCGCAGGGCGCAACGAGTTCTTTATCATCTTTAATTTTTCCCAATAATGAGATAACAAAGATCCATATTGGGTATTCATCATGTCGCTGACAGTAGGTGGATTAAATGTTAATCCGTTATCACTAATTTGAAACTCTCTTCCGCGTTCAATCAAAGCTTTAGAAGCTAAAGAATACAAAGTAGCGCCTTCTACTAAAATTTCTCCAAATTGTTCTACAAAGTTATCATCGTCAAATTGAAAAAAAGTAAAATAAGGAACTTGATTAAAATCCCATAAAGCAGTAGCTAAGAAAGTAACTAGCATCTCTACAGAGAAAATATCACAATCTACATAAATAGTGTTACCATAACCATCTACTGATTTAGCTTTTCCTGCACTGTTTAGCCTGGCTCTTAATGATTTAATTAATTTATTTATGTTTTTGATAGCAGCTTGAGAATAGTTGAAGCCGGGGTCGTCCCCAAGAGCAGTATAGCCATCTGTATTAATTGCTGGCATTTGAGTATGAGCTACTACAAAGTTAAAGGTAGTATCAACTCGAAAACCATTGATATAGCCTGTCCAAACGTCATTAAAGACGCCATAAGGACCATTAATTGGCACGGTAAAAATATAAGAATATTTACCGGTAGATATTTGTGCAACACCGGCAGAGGTAGGGGCTAGCAAGACTAAACCGCTAGGTTGTATGATAGAAATTTGTGGGAATGAATCAGTGTTGATAGGATTACCGGATCCGTCTTTAAATTGGACGGTTAAATTTATTTGTTCGGTAACGTCAACAAATTCGCCTCTAGCTTTTATAGTCATGGATTATCCTTTGCCCTGCTATGATTGTTTTAAAATTATATTGCAACTGTAGCTGAATAATTTCCAAATGGGGCAGAGACAACAACTTGATAGGCAGCAGAGTTAATTTCATTATTAGTTGGGTTAGTATATGTAACATCAACTAAATAGCTACCGATGGCAGAAGCTCCAGAGGGAAGAATAAAAGTAAAATAATATAAACCAGTATCTAATTTAACCATATTTTGTGGATAACCACCTGCTAATGTTAAATTAGGAAATAGTATTCTAGATACTACTGGTAAGGTAGGGGCATCTGTTCTGGTGCCATATCCATCTACAGTTTCTAAAAAGATGGCTGCTTTTTGACCTGGGAAAAAAGTTAAGGTTTGGATCATATTGCCTCTTTAATAATGTTTTATTATTCATGCTAATTTAATAACATTATATTTGTGAATAAAAAAAAGTCAAAAATATTTTTTTGGGTAACAAATATATCCAAAAGAAATGTAAGTTTAGCTGATTTAAATGTAACTATTAAAGCTTTATCATCTGTTAATTTATTAGATGATAAGCATTATCATTACACTTTAGATCAATTACAAAAATCAGCAACTACTGGGTCTTTATTTAAAAAAAGACATTTTTTATCTGTTAGAAAAGTAGAGCCTGAAATAATAAAGATGAATATACCTTTAATAAATGAGACATATATTCAAACAAGGCAAAGATCGGTGTTAGAAATACAGGAAAAATTATATGAAGAGTTGAGTTTAACAGATGAGCAATTTGCTTCTGAGAACTCGGATCTTGCTGAATAAAGGAAATAAAATGAGCCAAAAAAATATTAATGACAAGTCAGTAGTAAAATATGAAAATTTGGAGCTAGAATCAGTAGATCCAGAGTTAATTAATAATTACAGTAAATTAAATGAAAAATGTGATATGTTAATTAATAAAGTAAAAGTAAGGAAAGACAAGAAAAAAAACGCAGCATAATGAGAGAATACAATGACCGAGAGAGTTTCACTAAATGATAGTTTAAAAAGAAATGACCTTAACTTAATTTTAGAAGTTAATAGGAAAGCTATTGAAATTGAAACTACGGTTGCTGATCAAAATGAAGAGATGATGGTATTATTAAATAAATGCCGAGAAAAACAAGATAAGTCGGAAGAAAAAATAGATAAATTATTAAAACAAACAGAAGATTTAAATAAAGATTTATTTAAATTACAAGTATTGTTTGTATCTGGACTACTAAGTTTAGTAATCCAGATAGTACAAATATTTTTAAAAAAATGATCAAGCGACTACAATTGGAGTTACCTCAGTTGCCTTAGGTACTCCATTTTTATTTTCGCCCAAAGAAAATTCTATTTTTTGACCTTTATTAACGGTTTTAAAACCTTCTACATTAAGATCTGAGAAATGCAAAAATAAATCTTTTTGTTTTACTCCATCTTTTTCCCAAGAAATAAAACCATATCCACGACGGGCATCAAACCAAACTACTTCGCCTACAAATTTTTCTGACATAATTTTTCCTTATTTATCTTTACAAACTAATTGACCATCCACATAAAGCTCTCCTCCGCCACCTAAGAGCCGATATGTTTCATATGCACCTAACTTTCCTATGTCGGATCTTTCTTTGTCATTAGTGCAATTTTTTAATAAATTATCATATTTTTTAAATAATAATAACATATCTTTTTCACAACCAACTAACCTAGCGTGATTTAATAATCTGCGCCTGGTTTCTCTTTCAGATAATACTTTATTGCTAAGATTATCTGGATTAGTGGCATCAATTTTAATATCGCCTATTGACAGGCTTTTAATAATCTCTATATTTTCATCATTCTTGCTCATGTCTTCCTTTATAAATTTTAAATGATTTATTTTTAAAATTAAAATATGAAGTATCAATATCTTCTATATTTCTCTTTCCATCTAATTCATATATCAAAATTCTTTTATTTGGTAACTTGGTAGATGGATATAACCCAATAATTTTTAACTTATTGGCGTGAACTAATGTATGACAATTAGCACATAAAATAGCTAAATTATAGTCGTGATTATTAGTATTTGTTTCTGTTCTCTCTATAATATGATGTAAATGTAATAGATTAGGATCTGTCACATTGCAAGATTCTATCTCGCATTTTTCTTTAATTAACTTACTTTTTTTCATCAACTAAATTCTTTCCAAACGAACGAAGCAATAAAGTTATCAGTACCATTTCCTATTTTTTGTACTGCTAATACCAATTGATCTCTTGTCCCTGCAATAGATGCTCCTAGAGAGTAAGTTCCTTGAATAATACTACTAATTGGAGCTGCTTTTTGACTTCCATATCCTGAAGCAATAATATATCCTCCAATTAAATGATTTGTTAATGTTCTAGAAACATCATATTCAGCATCACTACCAGTAATAGGTGTCCAAGATGCGGCATCTACGCCATTAATGGCAGGATTTACAACTAATGCCCATTTAAAGTTAGTATTTGAGCTAGTACATAAAATATCAATAGCTTCTGGTCTAATTACTACTCCTGCACTTGTAGATATCGTTCTTAAAGAAATTAAAGGATATAATTGAAGATTATTTACACCAGTTAATGAAGTAACCCCTCTGTCTGCGGCATAGGAAAGTCCTGGATTTTGATATCCGCCTTCTGACAGAATTGAACAACAAATCTGCTCTAAAGATGATGCTCCTCCAGAAATATTTTCTATTTCCGCCCTTATTGGTAAATTAGGAGTTGACATATAAACTGAATTAATGATGTTTGCATGATCAAATTTATGAACATAGTGAAAAGCACCATTAATTACAAATCCACAACGAACAGTTCCTACTCCTAACCACTCCACATCAATCACAAATATTTGAGCTTTTGTTACATCTAATGTAAGTCCGCTAGGACCAGTACCATCTAAACGATCAATATTCCAAGCAGATTGTAAAGCAATATCTTCAACTACTACTCCAGTTACCTTGCTTCTAATAGTGAGACTGTTGGTAGAACCATTATTTTGAAAATAAATGCCGTTATTTTCATCAAAATAACCTATTTTTTTAGACACTCCAGCAGAAGGAGTTCCCATAACAAAAGTATTTAATATTAAGAAGCTAAGACCAGCTTGGTAATTAAATCTAGTTCTAGTTTGATGAATAGCTTTATCACCAGGATTAGTTACCGTTAAAGTAGTAGATGCTCTATTTTGAGAGTAAGTGGACCCACCACCTGCTGTTAAAGCAGTGTCCCAAATAAGTACCTGAGCATTATGTATTTGCTTGCTTTCAAAGATAGTAAATGGAGTAGACACTCTAATTCTACCAAAAGCATCTAATGCAGCATATCCATCTAAAGAAAGTGGAGCGCTTCCATTTGCATTTAAAATATTTAC